AATTTCATTATCATTCTTGTCTTTGATATCTACAACGATACCCATATCGCCAGAAGATACAATTACAGTGTAATAATCAGTCTCTACAGAGCCTTGACCATCTACACTAATCTTCTCTTCATTAACTGATTCAGCACTTTCTTTAGGATGGTCTTTATCCTTCATAAGTTTGCCATCAGGCATTTTATGATGCCCTTTTGGTGTTTCTTTTAAAGTTTCACCATGTGCTTTTAATAACGAAGTAATGGTTTCAATCATTAACATATTTTCAATATACTTAGCACTCATATAATCACTCTTTAATTCGACTTGTTCAGCCTCAAGTGATTGCTTTGCTTCTTTTAATGTATCAAAATCTCCCTCGACTTCATAGCCAAAGTTTTTCTTCAGATATTCATTCATTCGTGAAGATATATTAATATCTGTCGAATTGAAGAAACTGTTAGTATTTAAATTCATATTAATTATCCTAGTATACTGTATTATTACATGTATTTATCTTTTTAATGCACAAATCTATTTATGCATTCGTACATTACTAATATATTAAAGGATTATGTTTTCGTAAAGATTAGATATCTTACGTTTGAGTTTACTAGCCTCATGCTTTGATTGTGAGAACCTTGCTTGAGCAATATCCATTCTGCCTTCGTTAACTGCACGTTTGGCAACTTGATATGAATGCTTGTGTTGTACTGCACTAGTATAATGACGTTCAAATAATTGATTAACTCTAATTATTTCCATAATTTCTGGTGAATTAATTGTTTTACCTTCATTAAGATGATTGGCGATGCAACAAACTGTTTCATACAATTGAATATCTTCAAATAATACAGTGTCACTGCGGGTATCAAGTATATCGTATCTATCTTCTTTGTTTTTCTCTACTGAAAATGCACCAATAGAGACGCCCTTTTCAGTTCTAGTAGATTCGGTAATTGTTTTTTTGACTTTATGGGCTACACTTGTTGTTGCCTCATTGAACCCTTTCATTATTTTTGACATTGCATCTATATCTGCACGTTTTACGCCCGGTGAGATGTCTACATGAGATGAATTATTTTGAGGGGATGATGGTTCTTTTAATTCAACTTTTTCTCCATTCATAACTTTTCTTAGATTGGACATAAAGTCTACATCTTGTTTAGTTGGTACTGACATTTAGAACTCCTAGTTGTTAAACAGTTTTATACCCTCGCAATGTAGGAACTAACACACCTTTATGTGTTAATTTCTCTGCCAAGAGTGCTTCTCTTCCCGACAATTGCGATTCGTTTACATAGTCTCCCTCGGAGAAGTATTTGGTTATCAAATCTTCTTCTTCCTCTGTGATCATTACAAACAACCCACCTAATATCTCTTTTAATTTCATTATTATTCTACTGCTGTTGTTCTTGTTGTTTTCTGAGTTTATTAAGTAAATTTCTAAACTGTATTCTAGTCTCTGGACTTCCTGCTAACGCATCTAAGTTCGAGGCTTGATATGCTATTGCTTGGCGCTGAATAGGAGTCAATGGTTCGCCCTGTTCTGCTTTGTCCATTGCATCTGCTACTTGTGCCGCGGTTACATTACCTAAGTTGCCTCTTCCAAGACGTTGCATTGCTTGAATTCTTGCATTTTTGACTTTACCCAACATAGCCATATCTGTAGGTTCTGTTTCTCCGACAGGTGCGTCTACGTATGCATCACCACCCTCTTGATCGGGACCTTGGGAGCCAGTATTATATGCTTCGTCAATTTCTAACCCCATAGTTTTCTTAATCAAAGCCGCATCTTTAGTTTTATATGCTGTCATTATTTCAACATAATCAGAGAATGATAATGTTTTTAGTCTGTTTTCAACGTCATCAGCCGGAACGTCAATAAATGTAGCAATGTCCTGAATTCTGTCTTGCAGACCTTCAGTAAACATTTCTTTTTCTATTTCATTCTTTAATGACATTATATTCTCCGTTATCTTCTATTTAGAGATTTTAATCTCTTACTCGCTGGATTCATTCTACGAGTCATTTTAGCCTTACGTTTCATTCTTGCACCCATTTTTGCTTTTGTTCTTGCTAATGTGAAGCGTTTCTTCATATTAACTGGTTTAAAACACGCACCAGGGGTCGAAACTGTCTTTCCTTTGAGTCTTCCTGAACCACATCTATATTTACGAACAATAGATCTTCCTTTTCGGGCATATACTAGTTTTGCTTCGTATATTTCTTCTTGTTCTGTGATTTCATTCAATAACATTGTTTTTACTCTTAAAATATTTTAAACATTTGTGCAAATATGGCAATCAACATAGTTGAAAACAAAGTTGATGCTGTCCATATTAACATTCTCTTAATTTCAGTAAAACCTTTATCCATCTCAACTTCTTGCTTCTCAATCTTGCTATTAATATCTTGCAATGACTTATTAAAGTGATGGTATCTCTCATAACATACTGCTACATGAGTTTCTAAATTTTGTGCCTCTAAATGTGCTAGTTTTGGTTCTTTATCCGCCATAACAGCATCTCCTCAAATATAATTAATTTCTAATTGTATTTATCTTCTTTCGTATTCTATTTATCTACAAGCAGAACTAAAAAAGAGGACCTGGTCCTCTTTTAATTGATTTAATGATAATTAATTAATTATGGTTGATAACCTTTACCAAACTTGCCTCTACCCGTAGTGTATGTTGTTGCACCTAGTCTTTTACCCACTGCTTTTGCCGCTGATTGGGCAGCCATGAAGGCACCGATGCCTGCCGCTACTTTAACGATTGGTTTATCCCAGATTTTTTTGATTCCACTTTTAGCAGATTCAGAATCTTTATGAATATAATTACCACGCTTTTGTAACTTTAAAAGTGCTGGCATTATCTCTGCAAGTCTTGCCTTTCTACGCATCCACTGAACTAGACGTGTTACTACCAATGCTCTTTGGTTCTGGCTTAAATTATCCCAGTCACCAACTAGTCTACGAACTGATTTTAACATACCGTCTTGGACATTAAGATTATTCTGATAACGTAGTAAATATCTTTGTTCAAATGAAGTATCACTTCTATTGTTAGAATAATGAAGTAAAAATCTCAAAACATCGGCTTTCTGTAATGAAAGTCTGCCCTTTGCTATATCATCTTTTTCATCATCGCCGATATCATTGTCTTTACCCATTAAACGGTTAAGAGCCATGTACATATCTGTTCCATTTGTTCTAAAATAGTCAAAGTTTCTATAAACCATAGAACGCTTTGCTATATCACCTGCCAATGGGGCAAAATCATAGTCTTTATTAAATATATTCAATATAAGAAAGTGAACAAAAACCAAGTCAGCGGCGTCATTTATATTAACGTCATTCGCCATCTTCTTTGTTCTGAATAATCTACTTTCAGATAATGTGTTAATTAATTTATATTGACTCATTGTTCTTTTCGTCCATCAATTTGGCAAGGGCAATAATTTGCTTACTTGCTGATTTGTCAAAATATGCTGGCATTAACATATGTGCTAATAATACCAACTCTATCTTTTTTAACTTAAATATAACCTTAGAGGCATACATAAAGTGTGACCAATATGTCATGTTAACATCTTTCAGATGTTTCTTTGACTCCACTAACATAACAACTTCCCCTCGTATTGTTTTTCTAGTAGTATTTATCTTACTTCATCGCACCACTAGTAACTCTCTTACTATTAGGATGTCTTTTTGCTGTATTAGTGCTGTGGCTCATATCTTTCTTAATTGGTTTCTGTCCTTTCTTTCTTGGTACAGTGTGTGGTATTGTTCTTTTACCCATGGTCTTATTATTAGTAGTTAAAAAAAGTTATCTCTCTTGCCTCATGTTTGCCGCTGTGAATCCTGCTCTGTTTACCAGTTTCACATCTTTGTCTATTACGTAACCTTCTCCACCTTTCTCGCCATTTGTACTGGCTTCTATATCTGCTGGTTGAGAATCTAACGTTTTAATAATCTTGTTCTTTGTAGTCATAACACCATTAATGAATTGAAAGATTGCTTCAAATCCATTACTATTTTGTTGAACCCATGCTACTACTCGTTGTTTCTTAGGTTCACTTAGTTTTGATGAGTCTACCCATTCACTGAAATTCTTTCCTAGTTTGTCTAGGTTTCCTGCTTTCACACTATTATTAATATAAGTGTAAAGAATATTACCAAAGTCTGCCATTTTTTGTTCGGCTGGCACTGCCAATAATGTATCAATTGCAGTAGCATTTGATTTTAAATAACTTTCTAATCTGTCTACTTCAGGAAGGTCAACACCAGGAGATTGAGTAACATACACTGGAGGCATAATCCATGTTTTGCCTGCACTAAGTTGTCCCATATCTACGTTGCTTTTATTTCCTTCTAAGTCAATTACTACATGTACCACAATACCGACATCATAATTAATTATCTTTTTACCGATATCACTATTAGAGTCTACTGAATATGTTGTTACGTTTGGCTTGAATATAAGTCTACCGTCTTTTGCTTGTGGAGTTGCAAACCATAATAAGTCACCGTGTAAGTATCCTCTGAAATCTTCAGGTATAACACTTTCTACTTTGTCCCATATGACTTTCATATTTTGAACAAAATTGGCTTTGTCTGCTAGTTTTTCTGGTGTCGAGTCTTTTACTTTACGATTATTAAACATGTCGCCTAACGCATCTGCACTTGTTACTCTGCCATCGTAGCCTTTTGCAGTAAATCCACTTTTATCTGTAAGAACAAATTCACCATTTTCATTACGACCAAAGATAACGGCTGGTGAGCCATCCCATTTAATACTTATTGATTTTGGAGAAGTTTCTACTTGATGTAACTTAGCGATTGCTTTCTGACCACCTGCTGAACCATTCCAGATAATCAAGTCTTCTATGTGTTGAATTCTTGCGCCTTCTTTTTCTTCTTCTTTTAGTGCCGCATCAATATGCAATCCTATCTGTTTATTGCGAGGTGTCCTAGGTCCTCTGAATCTGCGTTCACGACCTTTACCTAATGTAATTTCTCTAACTTTCATATCATTCCTTGCCGTATGGGTTTTCGCCTGTTAATTTAGGGCGAGCAAACCACAACTTAAACCATTCTTTTGTTCCCGGTTCTATATCATGCTTCTTTTGATATTTAGACTTTTCAGTTCCAGTATAAGAAATATTTTCTTGCTGAGTCTCTGCCGGTTGATACGGCTTATAGATACCCGATAAGACTCTTAATTCTTCTAATTGTTGTTCAAATGTCATTTTCGCTTCGCATTGATTATTCCACGTTTGAATTTTCTCATGTCACCAGTACGTATGCTATTAACTAGACGTTTAGTTAAGTCTTCTGCAATAGCATCATCAAATTCACGATGTATGAATTCAATTAAATTTAATGCACCAGAAATTATATGTTCGCCTTTTTGTTCGACAAATCTCTCTGGTTCATTTTTAGAAATCGCCATCGAGTTTAATTCCTCAAATAGACTTCTACGTGGTCTGTTACTCATAAAATAATTCTCCTACCAGTATTTATCAATTATCGTCAAATGGAGTTGCTTTTTTTGATTTTGCCATAGCCCTAAGACTTATTGCTGCCTGTGTTTTTTCTGGTGGAATAGCAGAGTCATCGCTATCATTAGATATAGCAGTCTTTCTCTTTAATATATCTGTTACCTTCGATGCATCCATTGAACCCACTGCCAAATCATCATCGGCTAGGTCTGAGTCACTAATTCGTAGACTATCTCTATCGAATACTAAATTTATTTTAGAACCAACACCACTTGAACTTCTTGTTTTCAACAGTTGTAATTGGTATTGACCACGTTCTCTCATTGCGTTACTTGTAAAGATACCAATCACGTTATCCGCCGTTTGAATCTTAGAAATACCACCAGCAATATGAGAATGGTCAAACTCAATTTCTTCTACTGCTGAACGATTCAACTGCGATGCTGTTACAACTACTGTTTGTGACTCCATAGCGAAATTACGAATTTCTTCTGTAACATATTTGTCTTTAATAAACATATCGCCTGGGTCAACTTTTCTTGTTGCTGGCATTAAAAGGTCTAGATAATCGATACATAAACAATCAACTGTTTTGCCTGTAGTTATCTGAAGTTCTTTCAAGTATGCACGTACATCATTGATTGTCGACCCGGATTCCATATACTTAATTCTAAGCATTCCTGCTTTCTTACTGAGTGTCTTAACTTGTAATTCAACATCGTCAAGTTCTTTAAAGATACGTCTAGTGCCACGGTCAGTTGCCATTGCGTCAATTCGCATTGCTGATAAATCTTCTGATAATTCCAAGGTAATATAGACACAATTCATTCCTGCTAATGCCCAGTTCAATGTCATATTCTGCATGAACAATGATTTACCTGAACCAGAACCACCAGCAAAGATAGTTACTTCGCCACGATTAATACCGCCGTAAAGTTTATTATCTAAGTCTTTCCAACCAGTAGTGATTTGACCATTGTTATCTTTTAAGTTCTCAAGGCGTTTACGTGGGTCATCAAAGTAATCAGTACCCAATGACCTTGCTAATGAAATCTGAACTGCATCTTTGATTGTAGTTTCTACTTCACCGTATTTACCTTCTTCAAGTAAGTCAGCACTGTTAACGATTGCTCGTTCAATTGCTTTGTGTCTACAGAATGTTTCAAATTCATCGATAAACCAATCACTGTGTTTTTCTATATCATCAAGTAAATCTATCCCTTGACCAGTTTCTGCTTTTATCATCTCAAGAGATGGCAAAGAATTATACTCATCACTATACTCAATAAGATATCTTACCATATCACGGGTAGGTCTATCAAAATGTTTCTCATCAACAATTCCCATAACCCTAGTAAATAACTGTGGGTCAGTCAGCATAAACTGAACGAATAGTTTTTGTAAGTCTGGTGAGTAGTTTTTTACTTCTGACATTTATTGATTTTACCTAAAGTGATTACTATATTATACAAAATTATTACCAATTTGTCAATACTAAATTAGTATGTTTCGACAATTACATCTGCAATACCATGTTTGACTGCTTCTTCTGGTGTCAACCAATGGTCAGTTTTTGGTGCTAATAGATGTTTTCTAATATATGGTTCTTTCTTTCCTGTACACTTCATATAATGTTCAAGTAGTTTTTGATTTGTCCATTCCATATGAGATTGTGCATCTAGCATATCGTGATATTGACCTCGAGTTCCACCACTAAATTCGTGTGACATAACTGCTGTATTTTGTGTCAGATAGCGATGTCCTTTTTTACCAGCCATCATCAACATAACACCACATGATGCAATTGAACCCATTCCGTATGTATATACTGGAATACGAGATTGCTTGACGATATCAATCAAATGCATACAACTATCTACATATCCACCTGGTGAATTTATATATAGATGAATAACTTTTGGAGCATCTTTTTCTGGTGTTAAGTTATATTCCATAATCATCTTAACTAATGGCATACAATTTTCCTGATTGAAATCTTTGTCCATGTGCAATACACCATTCTCCCTTAGAAATTCACCAGGTTGTTTCGGTGGTGGTGGTGGAGACGGCATAGGAGGCATCGGCGGTTGTGCTGGCGGCTCTTTAGGTTCTGGTATCACGTTCGTTTTCATCTCTTCATTTCTCATATTATAATTTGCTCCTACGCTTTTTTGTGCGGTCGTTTGGTTCACCCGCTATTTAAAATTACATTATTCGTGTTTTCACACTTATCTTTGTACTATTACTTATGCGGCCATCAATAATTGATTTCAGAGTATATAACTTTCCGTATTCATTTACTGAATCTGCGGCATCTTTAATATGCTCTTCCCAGATTGGAAAAGAAACACTCCAACCATTTTCTTGTGCTTGATATATCAACTTTTTGCCGGCGTTATCTCTGTCTGGACATACAATTACTTCACCTTTAAATTGATTAATATAGTCGATTTGTTTTTGTGATGCTTCGTTACTCATTATCGCAACACAATCTAATACTGCGGCATCTATTGTTCCCTCGACTACTATCAAAAATTCTTTATCTTCTTTAATCTTATCAGAGTTATACAAGAAATCTTTTGGTTGCTTAGTCATGTATTTAGACTCTGACTTACCTGTGAAATCTCTTCCTGTGTAACCTACAACTCTATCGCCTTGTGTGAATGGAAATATGATACGATTCTTAAATCCAAATGCACTACTCCAATATGTGTCAACAAAATCATATACACCTCGGTCAAGTAGATATTTTGCAGCCATAATTGCTCCTTCTGGCGGCGTTTCTTTATTTAATATATTATCTAGTGTTTCAGAGTTCTCTGGTAATTCCATACCAGGAAATGATGGGATTCTTGTAGTCTGATTTCTTGATGTGAATACCCATGGTCCTTCTGATAACTCTTTGTCCCGAATACTTTCAATTTGCAATCTCTTTATCTCACTCTCTGGTACACCTAGCAATCTCATAAACTTAACAAAATTCTTGTTTATAACATGGCCTTTTCTATGAGATGCTGTGATACCACAATTAAAACAATGATATGATACTAAATCACCTTCAGTTTTTAATCCACCTCTCATTCTTGTATCAGAACGAGCCTCGCCTTGGTCTATACAACACGGACAATTAAAACTCAGCCAACCGCCTGAACTTTGTCGTGTCTTTCCGGGAATGAATTGATAAACCGTTTGTTTTAGTTCCATGTATTAATAATACTACAATCCGAACTAAATGTCAAGTGGTTATGTGATTAGTTTCTCATCAAGATTTTTGATACACTACCTGTAGATGTATTAGCATAAGAAACTCTTAACCAATTAACATTTGCTTGTATAACATAACCTTGTACACCAGTTTCATTATTAATCGTAATGCTTGGGTCATACATAAGTCTTGGTGTTAAATCAAACCAATCATCATCTGATGAACTCGCCATCTCACTTAAGTCACCTTCTATTTTTATAACTCCAGTAAATCCCGTATAATATACTGCGAATGTATGCATTGATTTTGATTTAATAGTGTCGCCTGCACCGTCAAATATAGTTGATTTGAAGTTAGTACCGTCATTATAAAATGTTGATGTTTCTTGTGAATTTGAGAATTCTGGATAAACGTCATCCAATACTTCAAGTACGCCATGAGCATTATCATTTGTATCTGTGTAGATTATCTGCTCTACTCCATCTTGAACTGTGTACATTGCAAATTGATAAAATCCTTCTGGGAGCATGATTGTATCTGATGTGGGAATTGATAATGTAGCCATTCCTTTAGTTGCATTAGTAATAGTTAAGTATCTAAAGAGTACATTCTCTCTCGACCCTCTGTCATACATTTTCCATATAACAGTTTTTCCAGTAAGGTCTACAGACTTTCTATCTGTGTCCCTAAATTTAAATCTAAGAGTATTATCGATACCCTTGTGTAGTTTGTGTGTAGTATCATACATCGGCATATTCCCCAGGAATTGAGTCATAGTTGTATTGTTGTCAGCATCTAAGACAACAACCTCTATATCTCTTTGGTATTGGTATAAGTTAAAATTTATCATAGTAGTATTTATCTTCCAGAGAACGATTTCTAGGATGCATAAATATTGTTTATGATAGATGAAGATAAAATACAATGGTTACAAGATAACTACCCATTCTTTTCCTGTGTTAAATACGGGAACAAAAAAGAATATACTGAATATCTAGGAATTATAATTAATAGTGATCCTACTATAACGTCAATGTACAACTTTGAGTTGCTTGATTCTGCTGAAGCCAGAAAACAATTCATAGAACTTGGTGAACAATGGTGGTGGGAGTCTAATAGATTAATTCCTATAAACCTATTTCTAAAATCTCAGATAGAACCATTCAGAGGGTGCATTGTTAATATGAATACCAAAGATACTGAAATTCTATGGGGTCCTGAAACCAGTTTAATGAATATTATTCAAAAGAGAATTAAACGGCGTTCTGTTCAACTTGTTCGCAAAATAGATTAAGTTGAACTACAATACTGACTGCATATGCAATTGCGTGTGCTTTTTTAAAATAGTATGAACCATCAGTAGGCTTCTGCCATACTTCCTTTTTAATTTTTTCTTTACTCTCGTTTAAGAGAGGTCTTTTTGCTGGGCGAATGATTGCTAGAACTTCTGCAAGTTCTATAATGTTCTGAGGTTTTAACACTCTTAAGACACCAATATGATTATGAATGTGTGCTAGATTTTTGATAACGTCTTCGTGTTGTAATAAGTCCCATATAGGCTCTTTAGCAGTTAGATTATCAAGGTGGGCTTCATCACGTATGCCCTCATATAAACTATTATTAAGAAAGTCTAACTTGAAGTACCCTCGGTCTTCTGCTTCTTTATAATCAATTGATGATAATCCAGTCAGTTGGTCAAAAGGAATAGGTTGAAGATAGACGCCACTATTATGTTTATCATACGTGTCATCTTTCTTTTTAATAATTGCAGGGATATGGTCAAAGTGAACCAATAAGGCTTCTCTGTCAACTACATCAATATCAATATCAGTTTTTACTATATTCATTTCCATACCAAAGCGAACATTGCCGCGTCATTTTCATCTTTGAAATATATCTTATCATTTTTTCCAATAATATATATTCCATTACAATTATCGTCACACCAGTCTACTAGTTCTCCTAGGCGACCTGCTCCCTTTACAAGAGGCTTTACTTCATAATCTACATTATCAGAAGAAATACGAGTCCATTCTAGGTATTCACTGTTTTCAAATTCTGATGCAAACCGTCTTTTAACTTCTTTGGGTTGTGCAATTTTACGAAGTCTTGCTAATCTTTCTTGTACTCTGGAACGTCTTATTAACTCTCCCACGGGAACTCCACCCAGAGGTCTTCATCATCTAAGTCGATTTCTTCGTTACAATAGTCCATTAACACTTTTGAATTTGGGTTATCAATCAAAGAGGCAAATCTTACACTATTATGCCATGCTTCTGATTTGTAATCTCCTGTCATTCCTATGCTATCTTGCCAATCATTCTGAATCCATTCTATTGCGTCACCACCTCGGTTGATATCATCAATGATTAAAATCTTCTTGTTATCTTTTAATGCATCTCTGGCCATAAGAGCATTGTGTTCAGTGTTCTCATCCAGTCCATCTGATTCTAATTGAACACATAATGTGTGCATCGGAATTTCAGTAGCATGTGAAAGAAGAACTGCTGGTACCAATCCACCTCGTGTTATTCCCACAATATAGTCTGGTCGCCATTCATCTTTATACATTTGCATTGCAATTGAATTAACCGCTTCTTCTATTCCTTCCCAAGTATATTTTCTATTATTCGTATTCATGTGTATATTTCCCTCGGGTCAGGTCCATCTAATAATGCCTCTGCGGCTTTATATTGACTATACAAGTCTTGTAACACCTCATATCTTTTTAGTAACTCACTATCTGGTACCAAAATCGAAAGGCGTTTTTCTATTGTCGCCAATCTAACGTTGAGAGATTCGAGTTCATCGATACCTCTATAGTCGCTCATACTATTCCATATACCATCGGTATCTAATGTTACAGTAACATCATCATAATCAATGCTATATGCTGTGTCTAAATCATCTGGATTCATTTCTTTTTCTCCATTTTAATAACCTGCCAAGTTCCATCTGGATTCTCTACCCATTCTAGTTCATCATCTTCAGACCAACCCAATCGATTTAATGTTTTTCGAGGCAACTCTAAATACAATTCACCTGTCTCCGGGTCTTTCTGTACTATTAGATTACCTGTCATTCGTGTTTCTTTTTTTGTACTCATTATACACCTGCCTTTTTTAGTATCATTTTTACAAATTGTACATCTTCTACTCTAGCATTAAACTTTCTTGTCCAAAATGATGGTTCTAAATACTCATTAATAATATTTAGTTCATGGTCAGAAAAACTATCAATCAATTCAGCACCATTATCACAATTAAAAATAACCCAAGGACTAATGCGTCCTGATTTGATATAATGTATAGCCAGTGGCTTACTGACTTCCTTAAAAAATTGATTAAAAGGTCTTTCATATTCATCACTCCATTTCTGCATAAGTAGTATACTGCGTTCTACCGCTCGGTCGGCGGATTCTTTTCTGTTCAACTCTTGTATATATGTTTCATATACAGAATCAGAACACCATTTATCTAATTTTACACTATTTTGTATAACAAAGTCAACAAATTCTTCAGGATTTATTGCATTTATATTGAGCATGTGCTTTCCAAATTTGGTAAATCCCAAATAAAACTTACTTTTTACGAAAGTTTCAAAGTCTTTTTTACCAAGTGCTTGTGTTATTTCATAAAATCTGTTAAAGGCATGAAAAGCCAGTCTAGAATATTTCTCGTCTTTATTCATCCAGCGTCTTTTAGGTTCACAGACATGAACCATTATAGTCTTCTCAGACTTAAATTGGGCTTCGCAATATTGACATTTAAAACTCATCTACTTTTTCTTCTTCCTTTTTGCTTTCTTTTTTTCAAAAATTTCACTAATCTCTGTGTCAGCCATCCCCATATCTACTGCCATTTGTTTCAAATCCGAAACATCGTTCATTTTGAGAAACAGTTCTATCTCTCGACCATTCATAGTAGGATATTGTTCTGCTACGAACTGTGAAACCGTATCTTTTTTTATCTTTGAATTCGGTGCCTTAATCCATTCGTGGTACTGTTTTTTACCTGTGCCTGTCAAACACATCAACTTCCAAACTAGTTCTTCGTGCTTATGAATATCACCATAATGCTTATTCACAAACTCATTTGTATTAAGCAAAAGGTCATCTCTATCTTTACCTTTCGTAGAACTTGCATAACGTATAAACAACCAACTACCCCATGCTTTCTTTTGTTCAGCATCAAGGTTAGCATACCAATTGAAATCTTTTCTATCAATGGCATTTAATACATCACTTAATGGTATCTTAGCGGCCATTACAATATGTTCCCCCATGTACAGTAATAAAAAACTGTGCGTCTTCGTCTTTGTTAAAGAAAAAGTAATCTGCGTTACTTCCTACGTTATGACACCAATTATTAACTGATATCTTTTCTTTACACCACATAAACGCATTCTTGCTTTCGTGGATATCGTCTATCGCTATTACATGTTTCTTTAAATCAGAAGAAGTCATAACTGCTCATTTGGTCTGGAATTCGATTTAAGTCTTTTACAAAATATGCACATTTAGGACTATCTCCGTATTCAAGTGGTATTGCTAGAATGTGTCCATACTTCAACTTAGGAAAGAACCATTTCACATCTGCAAATACATTGTTAACTTTTATTGGTTGCCAATCCATTGTATACCCTTTTAGTGGGTTTGTCAATAGCGTATCAAATTGACGTTCATTAATACTTGTCAATGGAATAAATTCTAATAGTCCGAGTTCTGCTTCGCCAATCATAATATTCCAATCAATCGGCATTTCAATGTGGTGTGGTCCAATACTAATACTCATACTAGGCGCACTGAACGTTTCGATGAACACTAACGGAATAAAAAAGAAATCGGGGTCATCTTTATCAGTTACATCCATTACGCAATATCGAATGTCGTCTATCTCATCCGGTAGACTGTTCATCTCAAAACATTTATTATCTGGTGTTAATATTTTCATTTACTATCCTTAATTTTCTTTAATATGTTATTTTGTCTATTGTAAATGGATATGATGCTTCTTTGTAGAATTTCTTTCGTTCTGTTAAATGTCTTTTTGAAAACTTACATCTACTAGTTACATCCCATATCTGTACAAAGTCTTTATCTTTTGCCATTCTAACTCCGCGACCAATCGATTGAATAACTCTAACAAACGACTTGCCTGGTTCTAACAGGACTAAATTAAATATACGAGGAATGTTAATACCAACTGCGGCTACTCCATAAGTAGCAATAGTAATTGTATTTGTTCCTTCGTTTATCTCATTGTATGCGTCCTTTCTGTCCGCAACCTTCATAGCACCTTGTACAAATTCTGCACCTGATATCAATTCTTGTAATGCTTCTCCGTTCTTAATTCTGTTTGTTAACACTAGAGTATTGCCTGTCTGAGAGATTTCTTTAATCATCTTCGAAACATACTCTAATCTCTTTTTATCTTCAAGTAAAAATGTCATTTCATTCTGATAATTAGAATAGATGGCAGTTTCTTGGGTTTGAACTATGTTGACATGGCAGTTCGCCAATATTCCTTGGTCCTGTAATTCTTTTGCTGATAGTCTGTTTATAACATCGCCAATTGAACTGCGTAAACTCGCAGATTCCCAATCAGTCTTTGGAATAGTACCAGTCAATCCCCACCGAATAGGTACATTAGCAAACACACTTGTCAATAAATCTTTCAATACATCTGCTTTTGCTTGGTGAGTTTCGTCAACAATAACACAACATACATCTTCGATGAAGTCCATAATATTGGCTTCACCTTTCTTAGTCTTCTTCAATAATGAATTCAAACTTTGCCAAGTGCATATTGTATGAGTCTTTCCTTCTTCTTTTTTGTCTCCAAAGTATACACCAACATCTAATCCGCAGTTTCTGTAATCTTCTTCAGTCTGTCGAACTAAATCTTTGTTTGGAACGATAACGATTGACCTACCATACTTCTCTACTACCTTACTCATAGTTGCAGTCATAATCGTCTTACCAGCACCCGTGGCTATCTCTTGGAGACATTGTGGGGCAGATATGAACTGATTGATTACGTCTACTTGATAATCTCGTAGCATAATGGGTTCACCAGCATTTATATGTCCCTCTGGCCAAACAACTCCATCCCAGAAGTTCTCTGTTACATGGTCGAACTCCATTAGTTCATTTTCACGCCTATCATCAATCACTATTTCATAGCCTTGTTCAATGATTACAGGCAAAACATCATCTAATAGATTTAGATAAGTTCTGCCACCCACATCACAAAAGCGGACCGTGCCATCCCATCGCCCTAGTTTATAAGCAGGCATATGAAACGCATGTGGTAGGAAAAACTTTAGTTTATCACTACACTTTCTGCGGGTAGACGGGTCGAGTCCTTCTAACTTGACGTTGACCTCATCTCTGATTATGATTGTACATTTACTCATTTATAGTTTTTTCTCAGCATTTAACTTAGTATAACATATTCCACCCAAGAATTCAAGTGTTTTCTGTATAAAAAAACGCCGGTAATATTTCTATTACCAGCGCCGAGGGGTGAACTTTTTAAATTTTATTAAACGTTACGTTTCATACAAGTTGATTCAGTAAGAACTTTCCAACGATTTTTATCCATATTTCGTAGGTCAGCAATCTTTTGAGCCATCCTCAATGAAACTTCACGCAATCTATCTTGCTTTTCAACCATGAACTCGATAATTTCTTCTTCTTCAATCTTAGTAAGACCTTTAGTATCAAACAATCCACCATCACGGGCAATCTGTTTAATTCGCATAATCTTATCACGAGTTGTATCAAGTGTTAAATCAAGGTAATGACAACGAGACATAATCGCATCTAAGTGGTCTTTGATTTTCGTATTACGCATGTTATCAAACTTCAAGTTAGTAATAAAGATAACAGAACCGTTAAAATCAAACGTTGAAGGTACTCCCTCACGGCGTAACAAGTTAGAATCTGTGTTCCATGAAATTCTTCGTTTCTTACACGAGTCAAGTGCCGCTTTTAGAATATTAAGGGCATCTTCATTAAACAAGATACTATCACAATCGTCAAGAACAAGGATATTCTTAGAATCTTTATACTCATAGAGTTTAGCATACAACCCAATTGCCGACATGGCACCCTTAACAAATGTATGTCGTAGTGGACGAGAAGCCATCACATCGAACAAACTATCTTTTTCAAGAACTTGTTCAACACCATAAGTCTTACCAACTCCTGGAGGTCCTGTAACAACCATGCCTCGCACAATACCGTCAAGTGTTGCACCTGTCATTTCTTCTAAAATCTTAAAACGTTCAGCAATTCGTTCAATTGCTTGGTCTTCAGTTTCAACCATTTTCTTACCAAGTTTGACATTTTTAATCTCTGTAACTTGGTCTTGGTTCATAATTTTAACTCGAACTGCATCACGACCTTTGAAGACTTTATCCTCGGCATCGCTTACTTTAATTTTTACAAAATACGAACCATCTTTTGATTTTGTAAGACCCTTAACTAAAGGAAAGACACCGTTGATGTCTGTATTATTGTACAACCCGTTTTCTATCTTTATATTGTTCATATTCAACCCTCTCATTTGTTTAATATAACTATATTATAACACAAAACCGAAACCTGTCAAGTTTTTACTTTGCAAATGCCTCAAGATATTCAGCATTTTCAGTTTGTAACACTACCAAATCACCAAAATTATCATCAAATACTTTAAGTACATTAAGATAATCACCCGATGTCATTTCATCTATGATGGTGTTTCCATCTAATTGAAAACTACGTGACAACTGGTGAGCATATCCCATTAAAGCGAATGCATTGCCTTCTGGTCCATCAAGGTCTATAGTAATTTTTTTATCTTTTAATTT